CACCTTTCATTAAGGTTGTACCAATACTATTAACTGCCTGTGTCATAATAATTCCTCCTATTCAACATAGTAAAATTTACATTCTATAATTGTCCTATAACGTGTTGTGCCTACGATTTCCATATCATCCATTTCATTTACGACTTTTACGGACTGAACACTTTCATCACCCAAGGTTCCTGAAAAGTTCTTGATATAAGAAATCCATAAGTCAGCTGCCGTTCTCGCTGCAATATAAGTTGTTGCGTAAAAATTAAATTGATAGTCAACGAAAAGCCCTCCTGTGTAGCCTGAGAGGGTTTTTAGTCGATTTGTGAATGTTTGCTGATATGTAGCATAAGGGAGAGCGAAAGATTCGGGAGCCACCATCGGGAAAACTCTCGAACTGTAACCAGAAACATTATTTCCAATTGCTGTTCTGAGTCCTGAATAAATACTCATTCAGCGACCACCTCCCGACACTTTAGATATAGCCATTCTCTAGATTCCTTCGGGTCGAGTGCTGCAAAGATTTCAAGTATTCGACCCAAATAAATAATCCGCATCTTAGGTTTAATTCCCCTTCGATAACGGATTTCTATATCATGCGATAACTCGTCAACTGTTTGTCTTGCTGCTAAATAGTCTCGACCGATTAATGGCTTTACATTTGCATAGACCGTGGCAATTGATACCCATGTTTCGTATTCTTGGCCTGCTGCATCTTGTGTAAGTGTCCTTTGTTCGATGCTGATTAATTTATCTAGTTTCCCTGCATCCATTAACCCTCACCGCCAAACCAACTAACCCTATAAAAGTTATACATTCTTTCTAGGGATTGTCTTTCTAGTTCTGGCATAGCTGCATCCCTAAACTTATAAAGCAATCCAACATGATATAACAAGATATTTTTCAACTTTTGTGGTAAAGTTGTGTATCCTGCTACATATCGAATTTTTATAGGATTAATGGGATAATCTGCACCACTTGGCCATGAACCCGAATAAGGCAAAACTACTCGCCCGGGTACTGAGTCAGTGTCGGGCAAATATTGAGTAGTAGGTGTAAGAGTTGTTTCTACTCCTGTACTACTATAGATTTTTACACTTGTTATACTTGTCAATGGTGGTCTGGGTAACTCGATATAAGATATGCAAGGAAATGTGTCTATCGCTTTCTCAAGAGTTTGGGGAGCGAATGATAAACGTGTTATTTCTTCCCCTTCTTCTCTAGCCCTTGTAATCATATTGAGTAATTCAGCATCGTCCGTGGGGTCTCCAGCTAATTTAGCAACGTTTACACCAAAAGTTATTGTGTTAACCGTAATGGTTGCAATTGCTTTGATGTAGCGTTTTCCGCCTGTATATTGCTTTAGTTGTTGACTAGCTGTTGAAATTTGCGTAAATGTGCCACCACTCCAAAGTGCAAAAGTAATATTGTCATCACTTTCGTGGATAACAACATCAAGTTTACCGCCAGCCGCAACAATTCCCACGTTTGCAAATACAGTTGCATCACATCCTAAAATATCCACACTTGAGCCTGTTACAACACTAACACTGACAGCGCGAGTTGTTATTGTTTCAGTTTGCGTGTCGTTGTAACCATCGTCATAGATTCTTAGGTGTCTTTTTACCTCCGTCAACGTTAGCGGCTCAGTTGCTACAGGAGTTATTGTTTTAAGGTACATAATTCACCTCTTTTTCTTTCTTGCTTTTAATAAGAGTGATACTCTAAACCTAAGCTAATCGTATCGGGTCCTCCTGCCAGAGTTGCCAATGATGAACATATCCTAGTTCCTGCCGATAAAAGTGGAGTCATAATCGAAATAGGTTCTAAGGTATCTTGTGCATTTGCTTTTACTAATCTTTTAGTTGCGATTCTTTCCTCATATCCTGCTAATCCTGCCCAAAAAATTACTTGATATGTTGTTGTAGCAGTCGGTGTGGATGGCGTGAAAAAATGTAAATCAAATGGGTCACCAACGCCTACGCCAGCATTAGTGTGTACAATAGTAACGGTTACGCCAGTGCCTCCTGCATTTGCCAAAGTTGCAACTGCCCTTTTACCTGACCTAGTGAAGATTACTGCTGCATCGGCTCCGGTAATTGTGTATCCTTCAAATAGTACGGATGCTCTTATTTCTGCCGCCACTGCGTTTTCATTGCCCATAGCTACCGCTATTTGATATTTTTTATCGTCAATAAAAATTGTAAGTGTTCCAGGTCCATCTGCCGCATGTGTAATTGTCATTGTCTGTATATCGTTAGTTGCAGTGGGTATAATCTCTATTTTATTGCCTTGTACCCATGCTCCCCCGCCACCTAGAACTGCTATTGCATTGCCCAAATATGGATAAGTGTTAGAACGAGAATGATTATGTTTTTCTACAATATAAAGCTTAGAATATAAACTTGTACCATTTTCATCATCTTCCTTGTTTCCAACTACATTAGCGAAGCTTGTATTAGATGCAAGATTTTTACTTGCCAATGCAGTTTTTAGTTCTAAATTATCAATCTTTGTTATTGTAGCTGGAATTTTATTAGTTTCGGTTAGAATACTAGCAACTTCTGTGTCTGTATATCCCTTAATAAGCGTAACATCTCCTGAAACATCAGTTATACCTGATACACCTATAACACCATTTTTTATTTCCATTTAACCGCATCCTTTCAAAGTAGCTCATAAACTACAGTTAATCCATAAGTTTTAGTTCCGCCATTTTCCCAAACAAAGTCAATTTCATCGCCTGATTCAAACTGCATTTCGTGGTCAGGTTGCCAAACGTAATCGGTCAAAAGGGTCATATCCTTTTTAATAAAGTTAAGGTCATATGCTACGCCATTTATAGCATCAACTGTGGCTTTAAAATAAACATCTCCAACTGCTCCTCCCGCAGCCGATAAGTGTAATCTTACTTCTTTGAGTCTAAATGATTCCACTGGTGCTAAGGTAGTTGATATCGCAGCGGCTCCTGTTGCATTTAAAACTCTAACATGATTTATCATTTTTTTAGCCACCGCCTTTTTTATTAAGTTTCAGGGCTTCGACTTTTTTAATAACGCCTTGTATTTCACTTGCCATTTTTTCAACATTTTCAGGCTTTCTAAGTTCATCAATGGTTTCCTTAAAAGCTTGTTTTAATTCTGGATTTTCTGAAAATATTTTTTTGATATTATCGGGTAACTCTTTTTTTATTTCAACGATTTCTTTTGCGTGACCGTCTTTTATTAGGGCGTTTGCAAGTGTTTCTGATAATGTTACAATCTCTCCGCTTACAAAACTTCCTTCAGGCCCACAAATGTTAGTTAATAATTTTACTTTCATTTTTACCTCCAAATAAAAAGAGGAGCCTTAGCCCCTCATATATTTATTATTTATTTTTTATGCTGGTATTGCTGCAATTGGTGGATAAATACTTTGTGTTCCTGCGCTGCAAGTTAAAATATTGTTATTAGATAGCGCTGCTGAACATACAAGTGTTTCATCAATAGATCCATTAGATGCAGTTCTTCCGCGACTTCCTGACACAGCAACTTTATTTCCTGCGTTATCGTTTACTGCAAAAGTTCCAACATCGAAGTAATTATCTTTAATAAATCCTCCACGCAATGCGCACGTCATTGTTCCACTTATCTCTATTCCTTTTGCTGCACTCTCAATGTGATTTCCTTCAATCAAGAGTCCATTTGATGCGCCAGCACCAATTTCAATGGCCGCGTTTGAAAACTTTCCAATAAATCTCGTTCCTTTAATTTTTAACATTTCGGAAGCTGTTGCTAAAATTCCTTTTGTGGCAACAACTGCTGAACTTCCTATTACAAAACTATTGAGTAATTCAAATCCACTTACAGTTGTAGGCAATGTTAATATTACTCCGCCTGCCGCTAACGATTGTAAGCCCATGTTGATAAATCTGCATCCCATAAATGCTCCTGCACCTATTACATGATTACCTATCAAAATTGGGAATGGGTTATGGTCGTAACTTCCAACTCCGATAATATCAGTTTTTTGTGCAAGGGTTATTAATGTTTCGGCTGATGCTTCATCATTGTCACCTTTGTAAAATATTCTATTCCTGTTCGCCCATCCACTCGCACCAGCAGCAATGTTGGCATGACTTACTGCCATTGCATAAGTGAGAGTTTTGAAACATTTATCCCATGATAGACCATCATTTGAGTTACTTCCATAGTTTGCATCGACGTAATAGTTATTTCCTACTGCATTTGATGCAGCTGCTAGTTGTTCCAAGTATAAATCGTGCGGAACTGTATTGTATCCATTTGGTGTATACATTCTTTGACCTCCTAATTAAAGTTTAAGGGACGGATTAACCGCCCCATATTTGATTTAAGCCATGCCTACTGAAACTGCATTTGCTGCAATTGTAGACAAAACCTGAGTTGGCACACTTTTTGCATTGTATCTGATAGCGATAATGCTATCAAGTGCAGCGTTTTGTGTATCAATTACAAGGTCAGGTCTAATATATCTTTTGCCTGGTCTAACAACGTCAAGTATTACAACGTTGTCGTTTGTATTTGTTCCACTTGCCGTTACGGTTGCAGTAGTTGTTGCGTAAGCCTGTCCACTTGCTAATCCTGCAACATTACCAGCTAGTGCCTTTAGTGTGATAACTGATCCGCTTGTAACTGTAGTAAATGAAGCTACAAAACAAACGCTCTCAAAAGTTCCTTCGGTTGGTGATGCCATATCTATTTCAGTTGCTGTTTCTACATCTGTCTGTGATGCTGCCTGATAACCAAAAGCCCTAGTTATAAGGCAATTTTTCAATATTGATTCAATCATTTTATGTTACCTCCATTTATTAATTATTTTTTATTAACCAAGCTTTACACGGGCAAATGCAGCCGCCAAAGTAGGTGCTCCGTCTGTTTCTAGTCTTGTAATATAGCTGATTTGATTTGTTCTTGCTAATAATTCGAGCAATACTTGAATCTCAAGCGTCAAACTGTCACAAATCCAGTATCTTTTTAAATCTCCAAATATACCAGCGTACAGGCCTGTTGTCATTGTAGATGGTGCAAATTCGGACATATTAACGGGTTTTCCCAGTAACATATCAGGAGTACCCATAGTAATGGATGGCTGCCAGATATACTGACCGTCAGCATCCTTTAATTTTGCAAGTTGCTTGATTACAAGTCTGTGGAATATCCATTCCGCATTAGTTTGATATTGACCCTTTACGCTATACTTAGCTTCAATGAGTCCATCAATTTTGATTTCAGTTGCAGTGTTTCCAGTTGAAACGTCTCTAGCCGCTGGAATACCATCAACTGAGTTTGTAAACAATCCGAGTGGCTTATTATTTCCATCGCCTGTCATGTATGCAGTTTCTAGTCCGATACCTACATCTTCAGCGATTTCAGATCTTACAAGTGCATCCGCTCCAGTCATATTTCTAAGCAGCGTTCTTGAAATTATAATTTCAGATGCTCCAGGACGTGGTTTAAATTCTCTCTTACCAAATTTTAACGCAGTATCAGCCGTAGGTGCGCCAATTTCAGTACCCCAAGCAAAAGAACTCATTCCCGCTGTTCTGGTTGGATAACCTAGAGATTGCGCCCCATTAAGAGGTGCCAATACTTTTCCCTTCGCCCTCATAAAAGTAAAATCTGCAATTTCTCTAATTAATTCCATTCTAAATTCCTGAGGTGGCACTAAATAACCAGCCTGAGTTGGGTTGTCCTGCTGCAACGCATTGTAAATGCTTAGTGAGTTTGAGTCACCTGACACCATGTGCGCCATAAACGCATTGTGAATCTCTTTTTGTTTTTCGGTAATATTTGCGCCTGAGTTATTGTCTAAATCGTTTTGCCTTTCGCCTACGATTCTTTCTCTTTCAAGATTTTTCTCAGCGGATATAATCGTTTCGTTCAGATTGTCAAACTTAGCTTCAAGTTTTGACATTTCATCTTTCTTCAACTGATCTATTTCCTTATTTTCAAACTCGTCAAGAATGGCTTTGATTCCTTCGTACACGTTCGCACGTTCTTGCTTATTTTCGATGATTTTTTGTGCTAAACTCATTTGGTTATACCTCCATAAATTTTATTTTTTATCCTTGCAAACTCTTTTTGTTGCGCTTTTACTGCGTTTTCTTGCTCTGTTTCTATATGTGATACGGGCTCAGGTGTTACCTCCCCGTTTTCAGGTGGTGTTGGTGGTTCTGGGTCTTCTTTTTGCTTTGCTAGATAACTTCTCATTTCTTCAATTACTTTTTCTGATATTATGCCATTGCCAACTTCTGCTGAAAGTTTCATTTCATCATCAAACATAATTTCATCTATAAATCCATTTTCCAAAGCTGTTTTAGCGTTGAAATAGGTTTCTTTGTCCATCAGGTCTAAAACTTGTTTTTGACTCATTCCAGTCTTTAGCATATAAGCATTAGCAATGCCTACATCATGCGATGTTAAAACCTCTGCTAAATTTTCAAATGTTTTTGCATTACCGCCTGCGATAAGTGACGCCCGATGAATCATTATTTGCCCCGTTGGAGACATTTTTATTTTTTTACCCGCCATCGCAATTACAGATGCAGCACTTCCTGCCAATCCAACAATTTTCACTACAACATTGCCTTTATAGTCCTTCAGGGCCGTATAAATTTCAGAGCCAGCATAGATATCTCCACCACCTGATGCAATTTCAACATCTAATTCCTCG